ATAGGATACCCAAGCCTAGTAGCAGCCCATTGCGCCGAATAATAACAATCATACTCAAAACTACCAATAGAATTAGTATTAGCCCCCGATTCACTAATATAATACCCGAAAGGAACAGAACTAGTGTTCACAGCACTGCCACTTCCAACCCATCGTATTAAACTATTATCAAAATCACTCATATTATATTATAAATATCAAAATGTTTTTAAATAACACGATTAAAACATAACATATTCGTATTTCAAGTTACCACAGTCCCATACTCTATCATACCCATTGAGTTTCATGTTTTCCCACTCCGATAAATCAGGATTCATTCCCATTTTCACCAATTTATGCTTCGTGAAGTTAAATCTGTGAATTTTTGTTTTGTAATCGTTTGTATACCAATAGTTTGGTGGAGTAATTCCTGTAAACAAGAACCCATTTTTTATATATACATTATCATCATCCCGTGACCAACAAAGATCAGCATATGTAATTATCTTTTTTGGATTGTGGTTTTTTATAAAATATGACAGCAGTTTGGAGAATGTGCCAATGGCTATGTCGTTTTTTAATGATGCAAACCTAGATAATTCAAACATTTTTTGCCCTTTTTGTTTTTGTCCTTTTGATATGTTAGGTTTTGAAAAAGTCATAACAGATACCAAGATGTCTTTATAATAACACCCGATATTCACGGTGGATATGTCGGCTCCTTGAATATGATTATCATTTAAAAATATGTTTTTTATGTTATTATCTATCTCTCTTATTGAGCATTTCCGAGCGTGGTATTTAACACCAATTTGCTTTTTTAATATATGCTTCAGTTTACTTTTAATTATCTCTTTTTTGGATAACCACACGTCTTCAAATATGTGAATACACCTGATTCCCTTTTCTTTACATAGTTTAGTTTTGTTTATATGATAATTCCTGAGTTTACCACCTCCAATTTCACTATGCCAGAATAAACCATTAAACTCAATTCCTATTTTTAAATCAGGCAAATACAAATCAATTTCATGTTTTCCTTCAAAGATCTTTCTAAAATTTTTAACTACGTTTAATTGTAGATCGTTTTGTAAAAATCCAAGAATTTCCTCTTCATATTTGGATTTCACATATGGATGACACACTCTACAGTTAAAATAACTATTATGATACTGTTCAAACGTATTATTACATAGGGTGCATTTAAACTTATAAAGTCCGTTTTGTTGTTCTTCGTATGAGTTAATCAATTCTATATTATAGAGTTTACACTTCTCTTTCATTAAATTATCAGAATACGTCTTTCCTCTTTTTGCTATAGAAGTAGGCGTCTTCCACGGTAATACAATATTATTACTAATAGCACTGGATATTCTATCGTTAGCTTTTTTCCGCATTTTTTCTTTGGATTCACTTGTATGTTTTTTTCCATACATAATATTTGTCGCTCCACTGGAATTGTGGCCTGATATATAATTGCGATGATATGGGTAAACATAATTAAGAATTTCCACGGAATTATTACAACCGCATTTACATTTTGGAGTATCACCATTCAGTATGTTTTTTATGATATAATCTGGTTTAGACATGTTATGATGATTTTTTATATGGTATGATAAAGCGGTGTCTGTATACAACTCTTTATTATACAATGCGTCATCTTTACATTCTAAACATTTTAGTTTAATGTTACTTTTTTTTAAAATACACAACGCTTTTAATTTATTAACTCTAAATTCGCCGTGTTCATTGATATAATCATTTAAATTTTTGGAATGAGAATCTCTTAAATGTGTAAACATGCCGACGGTAGAGAACTGTTCATTACATAACTTACAAACTATTTTGTTAACCTTTCGCTTGACAGAAGATGTAACCTTTCTAAATTCTCCATATTGACTTGTATATTCATTTGATGAAATTTTATGTGTATGTTTTAAATGAGAAGAAAATGCATATAGAGATATTTCTTTTTTACAAATGTCACACGTTTTATTTTTAGGTTTATTAATAATTATTCTATTCATAATAATAAATATACACTATAGAGTCAAACCGCACAAGTTTTTTTGTATATCTACTAAATGAAATATAAAAAAGAAAACCCCCGTTTTCACAGGGGTTTTCATGATTATAAATCTTATAATTAAGATTAGACTTTATCCAAATCAGCAATGTATATTTTGCCGTAGAACTCTGGTCTTACTACCTTCTTAGCATAACGAGTCAATACTCCACGTCTTGGTGTGAAGTTGATTGGATCGTACACTAATGGAGTTTGTACGAGAGGAATATAAGGAGCGTAAACAGCGCCGGTTTCAAGGAAGTTATTTCCACGGAAGCCAACGAGCATTACGTTTTCAGTCATATAAGGATTCTTGTAAACTTGGAAGCGACTTGCGAAGCTACCAACACGAGAAACGCCCATTGCGAACTTGGCACTATCACCATCGGTGTTAACTACATATCCTGGAATAGATTCCAAGATAGTGGCAACATCAGGTGAACATACCAAGAAGTTAGCTCCACCACGGAGAGTCAATTGGTGAATCTTGTTAGATACCTTTTGAATCTTGTTTCCGAGGGTTTGGAACCATGTACTCTTAACATACGCGGTCTTAACGGAGGTATCAGTTGTAACCGTGAAGCTAGCAACATTAGGATTAGCTTTGGAAATTTCACGTCCAATAAATGCTGACCATGCTTCAGTTGTAGCAGCAGGAGCAGCAGTAATTAACATGTCGAGGATTTCCAAATCAATTTCCATCGATACATATTCACTGAGCAATGCAGTCAACTCAGCTTCCGCATCAATACTATGATAAGCATTCAAGTCTTGAGCAAGTTCTGGAGTCCAGACCGCTTTTAACTTACGTGTCTTAGCAACAATTGGTTCACTCTTGAGTTCCAAATTAACTTCAGGAATGCCGATGTTATTAGTGCCTGTTGGATTTGCATCTTCAAAATCACCACGGGTACTATCCGTAGGTTGTTTTTGATAGAAAACTGATACTCCGCCGGCAACAATACCTGCTGCGAGAAAAGTGGTTGATCCAGAGAAAACTAACACTGCATTGTAAGCAGGGGTAGCAAGAGTGCCTGTATTAGTAATTGCACTGAATTGACCGTATGTTGCGTTTACACCTGATCCACTGACACTCCACCCACGAACACTGGTCAAATCTGCGTTATAGAGAGTGGTAGTTAAGTTAGTACCATTGCTTTGCACATTTGTACCAAGCGGAATGGTGATGGTATATAATGAATTTGCTGTATATGTTGCTACACCACCACTTGTATATGTAGCATCGTTATTCAAGTCATTTGCACTTGATGTAGTGAAACTTGCTGAAAACACGCCTAGAGAACCAGTGGTTACTGAACCCAAGGAACTTGTAACTTGGTTGGTTGTATAATATCCTTCACCGGCTCCATACAATCCGTTTATGGCTGAATCCGTTGAACCGAGTTTAATTTGAGTTCCACCGAACATTGATTCGCTGACGACTTTATTGCCAACGGTCGTACCATACTTGAAATCCAAGTAAAAGATAAGACCTGAAGGAAGGTTCATTGGTTGTACGCTTACGAATTCCTTAGCAGCGATTTCTGCGAATACACGACGAACAAGTGGGAGAGCTACGCCAGCCCATTGTTCGGCGTTAGCAGAAGTACCGGTTGCGGTAGATTCACTAAGCAATTGTTGTGCTTGATTCTCAAGCAAGATAGACATATTGGATTGGTCGATGGCCTTAAGACCTTCGAGCAAGCCTGTCTTTTCCCATTTACCACGCAATTGACGGGTTTCTTCCATCAAACGTGTTTGTGGGTTTTGATTATTTGTCAATAATGACCTCATATCACTCATATTTTTATTTTCCTTTATTTTAGTTTAATTTTTCTCACCTGTAGTTTTACTTAGCTTTCTTGATTCCCGCGAGAGTTTGGAATCTTTGAGCTTGTGCGTTTGTGTTTTCAACAATTAAGTTTTTGGCTGGTTTTGTTGAAGCCACGGGTTTGCTTGCTAAACCTTCGGTAATAGTCTTTGCAACAGTATTTGATTTTTTAACTGTTGATCTACCAAAATTAAACGATTCAGCTAAACTTGTATATGCGATCTTAACTTCACGAATTGTTTGGGTAAGATCGAAAGTCTCGATAATTTTCATTTTCTGTTCATTTGTTAAATTGGCTTGCTTAAACAATTTATTTGTATATAGCAATTTTGCATTTAACAAATTAACTTCATTGAGTTGTTTTCTTAAATATTTGATGCCTTCATTGGCTTCATTAAGTTCGGATTGAATGGCCTCTTCTTCACACTTACATTTAGAACTACCACACTTTTCACAAACTTCTTCTTCTTCTTCTTCTTCTTCGGAACCTTCTTCTTCAGTATCTTCATTTAAAGAAGCCAAAAGTTCATTGAGGTCAACTTCCTCTTCTCCATCTTCCATAACGGGAGCAGGAGCTTGTGGAGGAACGGGGGCTTGTTGAGGAACAGGAGCCATTGGTACTTCTGGTTGAGGAGCAGCCGGCATGGGAGCAGGAGCAGGAGCAGGAGCAGCAGGAACTTCGCCAGTTTCGTCCATTTCTTTAGACAACTCAGCGAGAATCTCATCCAACTCTTCATCGCTAACGTTGTCCTCTTCTTCAGCGTCTTCCTTGAAAGCACGAGGAGCTAAATGACCTCCTGTTCGGGATTTTGAGGTAGGAGCATAATCTCCTTCATCACGCATTTTGGATTCTTCTTCACCATCTTCTTTCATGGCCTCTTCGGAACCTTCTTCCTCCATACCTTCTTTAAATTTGGGACGACCAAAATCAAGTCCTCGGTTGTTTTCAACATCGGCAGCGGATTTATATCCTTTTGATTTTCCAGATCCACCGACTTTACCAGCACTGATATCAGAAGACGTGAACTCTTCTTCCATACCTTCTTCATCGCCTTCTTCTTCCATACTAGCTTCTTCTTTTAATTTTTGTGAAAGCATTGCTTCTGCTTTTGGTAAGAAAGCTTCTTCCAAAGCAGCTTTAGCATTGGCCAGAGCAGTAGCTCTTACGGCTTTAGCATCAGCAATAGCTTCTTCTAATAATTTTGACATAGTTATTTTATTCCTTTTATTTTCGTGAAGTTATTTGAACTCCAATAGTAGATAATTTATTGGACAATATAGAGTATATTGTATTCTGTAATATAAATATGTATGCAAATTATAAAATTGACAATTTTCACTATTTTATTAATACTTATTAAGTGATAGCAGATGCAAAGGTAGTGTTATGATAATTAAAACTTGTAAAAATTGTGAATGTCAATTTGAGACGCATAGAAATGATAAACATCATTGTTCTAAGAAATGTTTTGCTGAGTATAGAAAAAAGCCTGAGGTAATAAATATCACTTTATTAAAAAGAAAAAAAACAAATATCGATAAGTATGGCGTTGATAATCCAGCTAAATCTGAGATTACAAAGGCAAAAGCTAAAAACACATGCATTGAAAGATATGGAGAAGTTTCGCCGACATTAAACGATGTGATTAGAAATAAACAAATAAACACTTGCGTGGAATTATATGGCGTAAGTAATCCACAACAAAATGAGAATATAAAATTAAAACAACAACGATCATTATATTCTAATTATGGTGTAAATGTTCCATTAAAAAGTGAAAAGATATTAAATAAAGTTAAAACTACAAATTTAAAAAAATATGGAGTGGAAAATGTTGCTAAAATTGAAGAGATAAAAACCAAGACCAAAAATACTAATATTTTAAAATATGGAGTAGAATATATATCACAATATGGTGAATTTAAGCAAAAACAAATACAATCTAGATTAGAGACTCATTATAAATATTTAATAGAAAATGAAAATTTTACAAATATAATTCCATTATTTGATAAAGATGAATATAAAGGAAATGTATCATATGATACCAAATATAAATTTAAATGTAAACCTTGTGGGTCTGAATTTTTTGATACATTATTAAGCGGTAACATTCCTCGTTGTCATAAATGTAATCCTGTGACACGAACGCAATCTGAGAACGAGGTATTAGAATTTATAAAGACTATATTATCATCGGAAAATGTTATCTCGGGAGATCGTTCTGTATTAAACAAAAAAGAATTAGATATTTATATTCCCACTAAAAACTTAGCATTTGAATACAATGGACTATATTGGCATTCAGAAATCAGTGGAAAGAAATATAAAAACTATCATTTAAATAAAACAATTGATTGTGAGAAAAAGAATATAAGACTTATTCATATATTTGAAGATGAGTGGTTATATAACAAAGAATTGATTAAAAATAAAATAACTCATATATTAAAAGAAAATGTAGCAGAAAAGATATATGCTAGGAAATGTGAAATACGAGAGATGCCATCGGATATATGCAATAAATTTTTATTAAGTAATCATATTCAAGGAGTTAATAATTCTAGTGTGAAATTGGGGGCATATTATAATAATGAACTAGTTGCCGTTATGACATTTGGCCAAATTAGGATGTCTGTTAAATCATATAGTAAAAAAAATCATTGGGAGCTATATAGATTTTGCACAAGTTTAAATAAAAGAGTGATAGGAATAGGTGGTAAACTTATTAAATATTTTAAAGAAGTGTATAATCCTGTATATATAGTTTCTTACGCGGATATCAGATGGAGTCAACGAAAAAACAATTTATATGAATCATTAGGTTTAAAATATACCACACAAACTACTCCTAATTATTGGTATATAGGAAAAAATAAAAATGTTAGAATTCACCGATTTAATTTTAGAAAAAGTGTGTTAAAGACTACATTTCCTAATTTCAATGATGATATGACAGAATGGCAAAATATGCAAGTTAATGGATATGATAGGATATGGGATTGCGGTTGTTATAAGTATGAATGGTATAATTCTCAAAAAATATAAAATATTTACATTTATTTTTGATATTTATTAAGTAATATGCCATACACTTATAAAAAAGTTGGAAATAAGACTTGTGTTTACAACAAGAATACAGGAAAAAAGGTAGGATGTACCACTGGTCCTATAAAAAAATATTTATCTGCATTATATGCTAATGTACCAGATTCCACAACGGAACAATTGAAAAATAGTATAAAATCATTGATAAAAGAAATTTTGACGGAGACGGAAAAGATTGTCATGCGAACCAAAGTAGTCAATGATAAAATTGAAAATGTTTTAAATGATAATGTGGGTCTTCCATTTGATTCTAAAGAAAAACAAACTATTTTGTTTAAACAAGGAACTTTGGGAGTCAAATCAAATATACAAAAAAATGGCACGGAAGTTAAATTTTCAACAAGTGATATGTTTAATAATAATAAAATAAACATACTTAAAAAATTAAAAAACATGAGCGATCCATCAACATTGGTATACGCCTCGTTTTTTACTGCTATTCCAACGGAACCAGAAGAGGAAGAAGAAGAATCCCAACCACAACAAGACACGGCTGCGCAACAGCCATCAGTGAAAAAAGAAGAGAAAAGTAAAGTCTATATAAAAATTTCACAACCCTTTGTTGATAAAAGTAATGACAAACTAGATATACTTGGAGATTTTATACAACAACTTGATACCTAATATTATGATTAAATTGAAAAACTTTATAGATATAAATCATGAAGATGAACATTCTACGGAAAATTTTGACAATCCAAAAGCATGGCATTGGAAAGAAATGGATCATTTAATTGAAATGGGATTCACTTATGAAGGAAATACTCGTCTTAAATTGTGCGATAAAAAGAATATAGACGATACATTAAATGTTGATGTTTATAAGAAAAAATCAACGGGTGATTATGTTATGGAATTGAATAATAGAAAACATGTATTCAAGAATTTCGCTGCTATGTTGGAATATATCGAAGAATTAGGCAAAGTAGAGCTTTAATTAAATTGATCATATAAATGAATAACCCCGATAAGTACAATACCTATCGGGGTTTTTTGTGGTTGTATAGCTAAATTAATTTAATTCGTAATACATTTCTAATTTCTTTCCAATACCTTCATAACAAGCCTTCATTCTTTCATTCGCCATCCAAGCTTCTTTGGCAATCTTATGCATGTCAGAAGCATCTCTTTTAATTTCTTTCATGTGTTTTTGAACATTTCCAACTTGCAAGAAATCTTCGTTGCATTCTTCTAAAGCATATTTTTCAGCTAAATCAGCTACTTGTAATAACTTTTCGGCCAATTGACGGATATCACCATACTCATATAATGTCTT